GACCTATCAGCGCGTTCCGGAGGCTGCAGTTGCAGCCATCACCGCGGCGAACGCCGGGAAGATCGACAATGTCAAAGCTCGAAGGTCGCGCAAGGCTGCTGGCGAAGATGGCGGCATTGCCGGCGGAAGTGCGATCGGCGATCAAGCAGGCGTTGGCTGAGGGCGCCGACGAAATCACCGACATGCAGAAGCGCTTAGCGCCGGTGAAATCCGGCGAACTGCGCGACAGCATCAAGCAGACTTGGGGCGGTGGCCGCGAGCGGTATTCGTCGCTGAACGCCACCAGCGGCGCCGGTGACCCGGACCTGACCGTCCGCATCTCCGCCGGCAACACCAAGGTGCGCTACGCACACCTCATCGAATTCGGAACGCGACCGCACATCAACGGCGGCAAATTCGCTGGAACGCTCCACCCGGGCACGCGCGCGCAGCCGTTCTTCTATCCGGCTTACCGGGCGCTCAAGCGGCGCGTGAAGTCGCGCATCACCAGGGCGACCACGAAGGCCGCCAGGAAGGTCGCAAGCGAGTGACGAGCGTTTCGCTGGAACTGCAGGGCGCGATAGTCGCCCGCCTGAAGGCCTACGCGCCGCTGACCGCGCTGGTAGCGCAGCGCATCTATGACGACGTGCCGGCAAACGCCGTTACGCCATACGTATCGCTCGGACCGGACCAAGTTGTCTCCGCCGACGCAGATTGCCTCACCGGCTACGAAGTCACCATCCAGATCGACGCATGGTCGACCGCAACGGGTCTTCCGGAAGTCAAGCGGGTTTCCGAGGCGGTGCGCAGCGCGCTGCATGGCTTCGACCTTTCATTGACCGACAACGCTTTGCTGTCGATCGAGCACAGGCAGACGCGAAACCTGCGGGATCCCGACGGGGTCACGAACCACGCAGCGATTGAGTTTCTCGCAATCGTCGAACAGCCCTAATCCTTACAGGAGATTTCCATGGCCGCACCTACCACTGCCCGCTTCGGCAAATTCCGAGTCCTCATCGGCAACGACGCTGACCCGATCGTCTACACGTCGCCCTGCGGCTTCACGTCGAAGTCGCTGACCCTCACCAAGGACCTGACCGACGTCAATCTTCCGGACTGCGATGACCCGGACGCCGTCGCCTGGGTCGGCCGCGATGCCTCGAGCCTGTCGGCTTCCGTGTCCGGCGAAGGCGTCATGGCCGCTCAGTCCGTCGAAACCTGGCTCGACGCCTGGGAGAATTCGGACAGCGTGCCGGTCAAGATCGAAGTGGAATTCCCGGCGAAGACTGTGACTTGGACTGGCCTGATGCACATCGCCACCTTCACGGCCGGCGCCGAGCAGGGCGGTCGCGTCACCGCCAATGTCGAGCTCCAGAGCGATGGCGAACTGGTGCGGACCGTTACGTGAGCCGCAGCGCGCTCCTCACGCTCGACTGGGCAGACGGAACGTATGATTTCCGTCTGGGCTGGGGCGAGATTGCCATGCTCCAGGAGGCGTGCGACGCCGGCCCGTTTGTCATCCTCAATCGTCTTGAGGATCGCGCCTGGCGCCTCGCGGACATCAGCAACGTCATCCGCTGCGGCCTGATCGGCGGCGGCCTGAAGCCTGCCGAGGCGCTGCTGAAGGTTCGGACCTACGTCGAGGCCCGGCCGCCTATCGAAAACTTGCTGGTCGCCTGCGTCATCATGAAGGCCGGCATCTTCGGCGCGCCCGAGGAGCAGATCGAAAAAAAATCAGGAGCTCCGAATCCGGAGGAGAGCGCATCGACGACCTCCCCAACGGAAAGATCCGGTTCGGAGCCGTCTACGGCGCCGGCGGCAGCCTAGGCTTCTCGCCGCAGCAGGTTGATGCCATGTCGATGTGGCAATTCTTCGCGCTGTTCGCCACGAAGTCGAGCGGTACCGGGCTATCCGGCGAAGAGGCCGACGACATCTGGGACTGGCTGCAGGCCAGCCCATGAGCGCACCAAGGAAATTCTATGGCAACCGACCTTGAGCGCCTCGTCGTCTCCCTGGAGGCGAACGTCAAGAAGTTCGAGACCGAACTGGGCCGTGCTCGAAAGACCACGGACACTGAGCTCGACGGGGTCGAGAAGAAATTCACCCAGACTAGCAAGGGTATCGGCGCCGCCACGTCGAACATCGCGGCTCAGTTTCAGGACATCGCTGTCCAGCTCCAGGGCGGCCAGAGCCCCTTCACGATTGCCTTGCAGCAGGGCACGCAGATTTCCCAGGTGCTGGGCCAGCGTGGCGCCGGCGGCGCCGTGTCGCTGCTCGGCGGGGCGTTCCAATCCCTGCTGAGCCCGGTCAGTCTGGCAACCGTCGGCATCATCGCGCTCGGCGGCGCAGCGCTGCAGTATTTCTCGAAGATGGGCGCCGACGTTAAGTCGCTCGACGACCTGCTCGAGGAACACGAAAAGACCATCAAGGCGCTGGTCGAGTCCTACGGGAGTATCGGCAAGGGCATCGACCTATCGCCAGTCAAGGAGAGCACGGCGGTAGCCGAAAGCCTCGTCCGCGAGAACGTCCGCGCGCTGCAGAAAGAATACAAGGGGCTTTCGGACAGCATCGTTGCTTCGCTGACGGTCTACACCCAGTTGGGTGACGCGGCCGGCATCTTCACCGAGGAAACGGCGCCGAAGTTCAAGGCTTTCGCATCGGCGATCGACGCCTTCCGAGAGAGTGCCCGCAACGGCACGCCAGACGCGCGCGCGCTGCGCACGGCCATCTCGGAAATCGAGCGCACCACCACGGACGTCAAGGTCCGGCAGATCGCCAACGAGCTCCTGACCCTGACCGGGAAGGCTGGCGAGGCAGATACCGCGCTGCGCAGCATCGAGCGCACCGTCGGGTCGCTTGGGCAGGCTGTGTCCGGGCAGGCAGAACAGTTCAAGGCCTTCTCGTCGGCGCTCAGCGACCTGTCGAAGATGAGCCTGCCGAAGCTTGATGACCGCGGCAAGGTCATGGAGTCCTACAACAAGGCGCTTGAGGCTGCGACCGGCACGGAAGAGCGACGGGCCGCCACAAACGCTCGCAACGCCGCGCTTCAGCGCATCACCGATGAAGAGCGCAAGAAGGCAGCCGAGGACGCCGCCAAGGAAGCAGAGCGCGACGCTGCGCGCGCCGCGCGCCGCGCTGAGGCCGACCAGAAGGCATTCGACAACAAGCTCGAAAACGCCCGCAAGTCGACCGCCATGCTGCAGCTGGAATTCGACATGCTCGGCAAGACCGAGGAGCAGCGCGACAAAGCGCGGATGACCTTGGAACTGGAATCCGAGGCCAAGAAGCGCAACATCGCGCTGAGCGCCGAAGAGAAGGCCAAGATTGACGAGATCGCTACTGCCTATGCGGCGGCCGGCGAGAAATTCCGCCAGGCCACCGGCCCCCTTGCTTCGTTCGCCCGTCAAGCATCAGACACCGACAGGGTCATGCAGAACTTCGCGGTATCCGGGCTTAACAGCCTGGAGAGCGGCCTGACAGATATCGTCACCGGCGCCTCTTCGGCAAGTGATGCCTTCAAGAAGATGGCCAACGCTATCATCGCAGATCTGGCGCGCATCGCCATTCGCAAGGCCATCACGGGGCCGATCGCCGGCGCCCTTGGCGGCATCTTCGGCGGCGGCGGTGGTGAGTTGCCAGGTTTCGGAACTTCGTCGTTCGTCGGGCCGCTTCCTGGTCGCGCCACCGGTGGGCCGGTCACCGCGGGCCAGCCATACATCGTCGGCGAAAAACGGCCGGAGGTATTCGTCCCGGACCGCAGCGGCGTGATCCTCCCGAAGGTGCCCGGCATGGATGGCGGCGGCGTCAACGCGCCGGTCAACATCTCGATAGATGCCAGAGGCGCTGATAGCGGTGTCGAGGCTCGGCTGAACAACCAAATCGCCGCGCTGAAGGCATCCTTGCCCGGCGTTATTGTGTCGACCGTGAAGACGGCCAAGCAAGGGCGGACCCTCTAATGGCACTGTCGGATCCGTTCGATTTCCTGCCCGACTTCGCTGCGATCGGCTGGGTGACGTCGTTCGACCTCATGTATCGGCAGGAGCAATCGCGCACCGCCGGTGGCCGGACGTTGGTCAAGGATCTAGGCTCGCCGCTGTGGCAGCTGAAGGCTCAATCCAAGCCGCTGCGGCCGAACGAACTGGACAAGTGGCGCGCGCGCTTAGCGGCCATGGAGAACGGCTTCGCGACCTTCTACGGCTACTCGTTGTCGCGGACCTATCCCATTGCCTATCCGAAGGGCTCATGGCCTACGGGTGGCGCGTTCAGCGGCACCACGGCCACGCTGTCGTCGGTCAACGCCAACCGCAAGGCAGGCCGCGTGGATGACCTTCCCGCCGGGTTCAAGCTGTCGGTCGGAGATTACATTTCGGTCGAGGGCGACCTGCACCAGGTCATGGAAGACGCTACGGCTTCCGGAGCCGGTCTGACGCCTGAATTCGAAGTGCGGCCGCACTTCTGGCCCGGCGTTTCCAGCGGTGCGGTCTCGGTCTTCCGTCCGTCCTGCATCATGGCGATTGTGCCGGGGTCGATCTCGAGCGACGCCGGGCTCAATGGCTGGGGCAGCGTAGCCTTCCAGGCGTTGGAGGCGCGGGAATGACCCGTTCTATATCCGCAGAGAATTTCGAAGCCCTACAGGCCCGTAGGCTGATGGCGCGGGACTTCCTGTGGCTTGAGGTCAAAGAGCGCGAGAGCGGCGCGCCGGTCTATGACGGGTATTGGTCGGACGCCGGCACCATCATCGCGGAAGTCATCGACCCAAACACCGGCGGCAGCACCAGCCGGGAATGGTTCGGCGCCGGCTCGCTGATTTCCATCTCGGACATACCGCTGGTCTCGAACCTGACGGTGCAGAACGTCACTATCACGCTGTCTCAGGTCGTCGACCGCGTGAACGACCTTGTGCGCACCTACGAGTGCAAGCAGGGCAGGGTCGAAATCTTCCGTGGCCTGTTCGACCCGGAGACGCGCCTGCTCGTTTCGCCAGCGGTGCCGCGCTTCGTCGGGTTCATCGACAATATCGAAATCCAGACGCCGAAGGAAAACGACGCCGGCGGTGTCACGCTTACCTGCACCTCCCATACGCAGGAGATGACTCGGTCGAACCCCGACACGCGCTCGGATGCCTCGCAGCAGCTGCGCGCGTACGGCGACGACTTCTACGCAGACGTTTCGGTTGTCGGTGAGTGGGAGCACTTCTGGGGACGGAACAACGGCTCTGCTGTTAGCAGCGGCACCGCCCTGAGCATTTCCGAAGGCATTAGACAGGCTTCCTGGAAATGATTCGGCCGGCGACGGCATCGGACAAGTTTCGTGCCATCGCCTTGCTGCGAGATAGCCGGGAAGGGGCGGGCTTCGACACTGCTGCGGGGCTCACTGGCTTCGTGTTCCCGTTCGACGCTGCATATGCAGAGCGGCTGTTCCTGGCGCATCTGGCGCCGCGGCGGCTAGCTCTGGTCCACGATGTAGACGGCACTGCCCAAGGCGTCCTGCTGGCCGCGGCCTTCGAGCATCCCTTCGGCCCGGTCTGGCTCGCCAAGGAGACCGTCTGGTGGATTGACCCCGCGCACCGCGGCACCGCTGCCGTGCGCATGCTCGATGCCTATGAGGCGTGGGCAACTGAGCAGAATTGCAAATTCGTCGGCATGGCCGGCATGGGACAGGACCCGACCGTCGGCAAGCTCTATGAGCGCCGCGGCTACCGGGCGGCCGAAACGCACTATTTAAAGGCGCTCTGATCGATGGCACTCTTTACGGCAATTGCAGCCGCGATCGGCCTGACTGGCTTCTTCGCCACGGCATTTGTGACAGTTGCCAGCTTCGCCACCTCGATCGGCCTGTCGTATATCGCCAAGGCTCTTGCCGGCAATCAGGACCAGGCTGAAGCCGCTAAGGCTGACGGCTTCTCAGTGCAAGGGAAGCTGCAGGCTGGCGGAACGGTGCCGCGGTCGTTCAATCTCGGCTATAGCGCCACGGCCGGCTCGCTGGTCTACGCGAATACCTGGGGAAACGATGGCGAGACGCCAAATGCCTATTTCACCCAGGTAATTGCTCTGTCGGACTTGCCCGGCGGCGCCTTGCAGGAGGCTTGGGTAAACGGTGAGCTGGTCACCTCTGGCGAAGTGCTGGATGGCAACCTTGGAACGCCTGTCCTGCAGTATCGCAAGGACGGCAAGGACCATCTATGGATCAAGTATTACGATGGCACGCAGACCTCTGCCGACACTCTGCTGGTCACGCGCGTCAGTTCTATCGATCGGCCATATACTGGATCACGGGTTGGGCATGGGGTCGCCTATGTTATCTGCACGGCGCTGGTCGAAGAAACGCTCTTTACCGGCTTCCCGTCCTTCAAGTTTGCCATGTCCGGCATCCCGCTTTACGACATCTCGAAAGATAGCAGCGTTGGCGGCGTAGGCTCGCACCGCTGGTCGGATCGTTCGACATGGGGCGGTGACGGAGACAACCTTCCGGCCGTGCAGATCTACAACCTGCTGCGCGGCGTAACCTATAACGGCGTCTGGCTCTATGGCCTGCAGAGCATGACCGCAGCTCGCCTGCCGGCGTCTAACTGGATTGCCCAGATTGCCAAGTGCCGCGAGACGATTGCCGGCATTGGCGGCGTGCTGGAGCCCACCTATCGCGCCGGCGGGCAGATCAACGTTGATGCCCAGATCGCCAACGCCGTCGAGGCTCTGCTCACTTCTTGCCAGGGGCGCATCTCGGAAATCGGCGGCTTCTACAAGGTCCACCTCGGAGCTCCGGACAGCATCGTCTTCGCATGGACAGACGCGGATTTGCTTTCTACAGAACAGCAAACCTACAAACCGTTCTTCGGATTGGCCGACAGCATCAACGGCATCACCGGGTCGTTCCCATATCCGGCTGAAGGCTGGGCCACCAAGGTTGCGCCACCGTATTACCGTCCCGACCTCGAAGCGCGAGATGGCAACAGACGGCTGCTGGCCAACCCCAGCTTCGACTTTGTGCCATATGCGGCGCAGGTCCAGCGTCTCATGCGTAGCGCGCTCGACGAAGCCCAGCGCGCCCGGACGCATGTGCTCTCGTTCCCGCCCCAGTACTGGGTCGTCGAGCCCGGCGATATCGGCTCCTGGACCTCGCTGCGCAACGGCTACGTCGACAAGCTCTTCCGGGCTGACGCCGGCACCGACAAATACAATCTCGACGTCATTCTGCACCTGACCGAGGTAGATCCGGCCGACTACGACTGGGATCACGAAACAGACTTCCAGGGCATCTCGACCGGGCCAACCACATTCCCGCGGCCGGCTCCGCAGGGCATCGTCGACTGGTTTGCCGAGCCTGCCATTCTGAAGGATGCCGACGGCTTCTCGCGCCGTCCGGCCATCCGCCTGTCGTGGGATGGCACGCTGCCAGGTGTTATCGGTATCCAGTACGAGGTGCGTCTGGCCGCTGATAACTCGCACGTCACGCGCGGGCGCAGCGATCAGCTCGACGCCGGCGCGCTACTGATCTCGCAATCACTGCTTCCAGATACCGACTACGAGGCGCGCGGCCAATATATCCCTTCGGCGCCGCGCGATATGCTGTGGTCAGACTGGATCGCGGTCACCACGCCCGACGTCAAGCTGTCGTTCCGAGACTTTGACGAGGCGGTTGTAAATCTCGTCACTTCGATCGCCGCCTACAACGACGTCCCACTCAAGCAGGCTGTCGACACAGTGGCGGCGTTTGTCGCTAATCAGGACGCGCGGAACTGGATTGACCAGGCTCGCATCCGAACCCAGATCCAGGCTCGGTCAGACGCAGCACATGCAGAAATCGTCACGGTCCAGACCGTAGCCGCTGATACCGCGGCAGCATTTGCCGATTACCAGGTGACGGTCTCCGCAACCTTCGGCTCAATCAATTCGACCATCACGACGCAGTCTACGGCTATTGCAACGCTGAACGGCTACGCCGCGGCATCCTATGGAGTCACGCTCGACGTTAATGGCTATGCCATCGGTTTCGGCCTCATAAATGGCGGTGGAGGTATCTCCTCTGCGACGTTTACCGTTGACAAGTTCAAGATTGCGTTCCCAGGGGTCACTGGCGGAGCGGCCGTAGATGTGTGGACGGTGGCCAATGTTAACGGCTCACCGAAGGCGGCTCTCCGTGGGGACATGATCGTCGACGGCTCCATCACTACTCAGAAGATGACCGTCGGCAACCTCAGCGCCATCACCGGTAACATGGGAACGCTGACAGCAGGCGTCATCCAAAGTCCGACCGGCCGTATGCTGATCGACCTCAATAACACGCGGGAGCTGTTCGGTGACTAACCGGATGGTGTGCGGCCAGTTGGCTGGTGGCGACTTCGGCATT